GGACAGTTCGCACACGCAGAAAAGATGGAAGACTTCCAAAAAAGGGACGAAGCGTGGCAGATAAACAACAGTTTATCCATGCACGAGTACATCAGAAAATGGGGAGGATTCCTAAAACAGTCCGATACGTTAGAGCCAATACCAAACACCAAATACGACATAGGCCTAGAAATAACCAACTGCAACAGGTACGCAAACTTCTTCGGTCAATTAGAGCCTTATTTCAATAGCCTAAAGATCGATGGATGGGATCCACACACCTACATAAAAGCTGCGCGCGCACTGAGCTCTTTCGACATAAAGTCAAAGTTCGTAGACACACTAACCAACGACGTTATCGTATCTGTAGACTACAACGATTTGACAATGGACATATCTTCTATCAATCAACTTATCGATACACTTCCTGATATGATCACTAACGACGTAGAAGAACCAGGCGAATACGAATTGGGCATATACAAAATAACAGTAAACAAAAAAGAAGAGAAAAGACCAACCTTAAAATTATGTTAAGAAGTTGTATATTTATTAAAGATAGAAAGTTAGGGGAATTAACTATCTATAATAAACTTATTGGACCTACGAACCATTGATCATTCCCCGATCTTTGCTTCCTCTGGGTCCATTTTTATTTTATGAAATTAACTAAGATATATGTTAAACGAAGTCCACTAGGATTATTCTATTTAGGAAAAACTACTCTCAATAATCATAATAGTTATTTAGGATCTGGCAAATATTGGAAGCTACATATAAAAAAACATAATTTATGTCCTAAAGATATCAAGACATGGATATTACATGAAACAGAGGATAGAGATGATCTAATTAAAATAGGACTATACTATTCTAAAATATTTAACGTAGTTGATAACGAAAATTGGGCAAATTTAAAAGAAGAAACAGGTGATGGAGGAATTACAGTAAAAGACCAATGGAAAGGAGAGAAAAATCCTTTTTTTAATAAGGGATATAAACAATTAGGAGAAAAAAATCCTATGTATAAAAAAGGATACTTAATTTCAAGAGAAAAACATCCACTATATGGTAAAAAAAATCCAAAGTGGGGAGAAATTGCTAAAAGAAAAAGAAAACCCATAGATCAATTTGATTTATATGGTAATTTTATAAAAACATGGGAAGGTATGAGAGAAGCAGCAAGACATTTATGTATAAAGCATTCAACGATATCTGCTATATGTAGAAATAAAAAAGAATCAATAAACGGATATACTTTTAAATACAATAAATAAAAAATATGAATCAAAAAAATATTACTTTGGTAATACCTGGTTATAACAATTTAAGGCACTTAAAAAACTGTTATGCTTCTATAAAAAAACACGCTTCTGATATTAAATTAGTATTATTGGATGACGGATCTACTGACGGAACTTTTGAGTGGATAAGTTCTTTAAATGATCCTAATATCACAAGCATCTATAGATCTGAAAAAAGATTAGGTCATGTTATACTTTACGATAAAGGGATTGATTTAGCTGAAACTGAAATAGTTGGAATATTTCATTGCGATATGATAATGGGACCTAATTATATAGAAAATGTCCTTAAACACCTTCAAAAAGAGACCGTTGTTTGTGGTACTAGAATAGAGCCCCCATTACATCCGCCAGGTAAAGAAAAGATAATACAAAATTTTGGTATGGATTTTGATGATTTGAACATCGAAGCTTTCGAAGAATACTCTGTAAAAGCTCAAGAGGAGTTTAAAGATCAAACTTCAGATGGGATGTTTGCGCCATGGATTATATATAAAGAGGACTTCGTTGCAATGGGAGGACATGATGCCTTATTCGCGCCATTCCCTTACGAAGATTCTGATATCTTTCAAAGATGGATATTACACGGATACGAATTAATCCAATCAAGGGACTCTTTCGTATATCATTTAACTTGTAGAGGTCATAGATTTGTAGAAGAGATCGGCAAGGACGACGACTACTTTAAGAACGCATCGGCAAAAGCTGCAAGAAACTACTTAAGAAAGTGGGGTAGCTGGATTGAAAACGACGAGTATCAATTGCCTATCTTAAAACCTAGGTACGATATCGGAGTGGTGATAGAGAACTGTAGCCCTGACCTATTGAATTGGATAGAGCCCTGGTTTAATAACACGTACGTAGATCAGTCTCTTATTGCTGAGTATATTAAACATGAACAGCCAAAGACAGACCTAATCCTTGAAGCTCGGGTGCGTCCTATCGAAGAACCTAAGCAGAACGATATCATTATCTACTTCGATGCCAAACACACTATAGATCTAAACCTAATCCCAAATATACAGGTCATCATTAGAGAATCTGTGGATCAAATCGGTACTTACGAGTACGAAGGGTTCAAGATAGACGTAGCATCGTTGGTAGACCATACTGACAAAATGATGGGTACATTCGTCAAGAACGTATTCTAAATATTTATTACCAAAGATTAGTTTAGAATGGCCAACGCAAATCAAAATACGAGATACTCTGTGAATTTGACTATAGACGGAGAAAGAGTTACTATTCCATTGCAGTTCGAAGTGGAAGATTCGCCTTCAAAGAAGGGCATAAACATGCAGTTCGTATTACCAAAGGACAAGATTCAAGACCCAAGAAAGAAACAAGAGTTTGCAAATAAAATATCGGTAGCATTACAAAAGAAGTTCGGTGAAGCCGGAATTCCTATCGATTATAACGAAAGAAACGCATACGTTAACGTGGCATCTTTCATAGTTCCAATAAATGCAATTGCAGGATTCTTGATGAAAACTCTTAAAGGAGAATAATGGGAAACTTTCTATTAGATAAGTTTAAACAAAATTCTCGTTTGGGCCAAGGAAGTCAATTCTCTGGACCGGCAGAACCTACCAGTTACTTCGAATACATGAGAGGTGCTGTTAACCCAAACTTGGTTGGATCTAACGTAAACAATGCATTCAATCAGGGCGGAGTACCTACGGATCCTCCAATGGTTACTTACGCTTTATTAACTGAATACTCAACTTTCGATGCACCTATCCTATTGTTAACCGAAAACGGCAACACACTAGTAACACAATAATAAAAACATGGCAAACTTAAAAATATCTCAACTTCCTGTGGTAACACAGTCCAATAATTCGGATCTTTTACCTATTGTGTCGAGTGGAGTAACTTCTCAAATAACAAAGGCAAACTTCGCGTCCTCTTTGACAGCCGCTACTGCTTCATACGTTAATTCTTTAACGCAGAGCGTGAATATTAATGGAGCGTTGAACGTTACCGGTACTGCACTAATAAACGGTAATAACATAATCACGTATCCTTACACTGGCTCTGCTTCAATATCAGGAAGCTTAACCGTGGTAGGAAATATTCTAGGATACAATAGCTCTTCTTACATAGGTAATTTGGCTGGGTTCGGAGCTAATGCTACTTCTTATTCTATATTCTTAGGAGAACAAGCTGGTTACAGTGCGTCTTTGTCTGCAAACTCTGTCTTCCTTGGAGCTTTTTCGGGACTTAACAATACGAGTTCTTCTTTTACTACGGTAGTTGGTTACGGAGCTGGAATTTACGTTACCGCTTCGGGCAATTCTACTATGATCGGTGCTTATGCCGGTTATAGCGCATCTTACGCTGTAGGTAGTACTTTCTTGGGCATATATGCAGGTGCAGCCGCATCAGCGTCTTCTTACTCTACTTTTGTTGGTCCTTACGCCGGTTATCAACTTTCTGGGTCATCTTACTCTATCGCTTTAGGATACAACACAGGCTTTAGAAGCACACTAGGAAATAACAACATCATCATAGGAACCGAAGTAACGTTAGCAAGTGGAAGTTCTAACTCAATAAATATAGGTGGACTAATCTTCGGATCGGGATCTTACTTCAGCACAAGTTCAGTATCTTCAGGATCTGCAAATGGATACTTAGGTATCAATCAGCCCAATCCTCAGTACAGTTTGGACGTAAGTGGTTCTATCAGATTATCCCAAGCATTATTGTTGCCTCCTCAAAATCCTCTTACTATCGCAGCGACAGGATCTTTAGCAACTTCAGGCTCCAATTTATATTTTTATAACGGTACGGGATCTAATGGAGGTTGGGCAAAGATCATTTAAAATTAAACATCAGTTATGAAGAAGATACAGAGAAAAACGGTACGAGCGATCTTTGATAGGGCAGAAGACTTGACATTCGAAGACATAAAGGATTCGGACGTATTAAAGACTTTATTGAAACAAGAGGTACCCAAAGCAATCGAAGATGCAATGATCAACAAGAAGACATTCGCTACCGTATTCGAGATAAACGCATCGAACAATTTCATAGAAATCCACAAAAATTACTGGGCAGATTCCCTGTCCGTATGTCTTCACTGGTACCTGGAAGACGGTACAGAAGATTACGAAACCTGCAATCACATATCTAAGTTGATTGAAACACTGAAACCTAAAAAGTAAAACTAATGGCAACAGAACCATACAAAGCAATACAGTTGGCAGTCGATTCCCTTTTGGGCACCACGACCACTGTAAGAAGGAAGAAGCGTACGATATCGGACAGAAAGAAGGAAATGTTTGTTTCCATTATAACTTTAATGGAAGAGACCATAGTAAGATCCAATCTCGCTTATCAAGAACTTCAGATAGACTTATTCAAATACGAAGACAAATACGTGCAGATCATCGACATGCTTATGTTCATGAATTTTGGCGAGGACGCTATAGACGTGGTTAGCTTTTATCTGTACGATAGAATGAACGACGATGGTACCATTAATCCAATGTACAACCCAGCTGGACAGGAAATAATATTAGAAAATCCATACCAACTGTGGGATCTAGTGTTATTAGTTAATCCTAAAATAAATGAAGGGTAAGAGAAAGAAATATCAGAAGAAGTTACCGCACGAAGTATCCAAAGCAATGGGATTCCCCCATCTTGGATTACAATTAACCGAAGACGAGATACGCGATGCAATGGCCAACAGCGGCAATCCTGCCGAAGCGTGCCGTTACATGGGTATATCCTATCGTACGTTCAAGAAGTACGCAAGCATGTACATCGATCTTGAAACCGGCAAAACTTTGTACGAACTGCACCTTCACGGCAACCCAATGTACAGGAAGCCAAGACAACACAGAGAATTACTACCTCGAAAGTTCCAAAAGCAGATAGACAAATTGCTAACGTACAGAAAGTGGACCAGCCCAGCGAGGGTAGCGATACTTCAGAAGATGCTGATCCTACACGAGCTGAACAAAGAATACTGCGAACACTGCAACTACCACGAAAGACGGGTCAAAGACGACAAACAACCACTATTATTACATTTTGTAGACGGAGATCGTAGAAACTGGACCCTGTCCAACATACGATGGCTGTGCTACAACTGCTACTTTATCCACGTTACAGATAGCTTTAGCGGTAGAGTACTAAGAAACATGCAATCCGCTCCAATAGTGGGCGACGAAACATCGTTCGAAAGCAACCTACTATTCTACAAATTGGACGACAACACACTAAAGGAAATAGAACAAATGCAGAACTTCTTGGACGAAGGCCGTTACAAGGAAGAAGAGGATCTGATCGACTACCAAAGTCAAGAGGACCAAGACATGAAAGACTTGGAAGACATGGCCAATACGCAATATACCAAGCCAGACTTGGACGACGATGAAGATAGTCTAATCGATCGTAGAATTTAACTGAAAACCAATCACTTGTGCAACTGATTGGTATCCAACTTATTACATATTTGTTTGTTTTCCATACATAACGTATTGGAAATCAACTATTACTGTCTATTGAAAATCAATAAGTTATCCAACTGATTGGTTTCTAATGGAGAATTTTTGAAATAGTTGCTATATTATTTTTTTATGTCGATTATATGTTATAGTTTTACTTCGTTGATGCCACTTAGAGCATCATATATATAAATTTTTTAATATTAAATTATAAGTTATGATTACAATGTCTGTGTTAAATGTTACTACGTGGTTAATGATTAACGATCGTACACGAGTAGCCCGTGCCTTTAGTAATAAATTTGGCAAAGTTTGGGGTATAGATAAATTACGTGTTAC